AACAACGCGCCGGTTCTTAAGCATGCATCTGGTACTAGTTACGGTTATAAATATGATCCAGAAAATAAATATACCGTTAAAGGTGGTATAAGGGCAGGCTTCAATCGAGCTTTTAAAAAAGCTAGAGAAGGTGGGTTTGATACTTTCAGCTTTGGATATGATAAAAATGAAGATGGTACAATATCTTTTCAGCAAGGTGAAGTTAAGAGATATACTACAAAACTTAAAGGAGAAAAATAAATTATGGCTTTCTCATTTGCATCAAAAGGTTTTAACGGTTTCAACGGTAACGATCCGGGTATAGGTAAAAAAATACGGATGAATATTTTATCCATTAATCCTCTTTTTAGAAAAACAGGAGGTGAAGATAATCAAGGTTATCCTTTTTTAAATAGTAGATTTTTTACTCAGTTGGATGGGATGAAAAATCCTATGTCCGGTGGATATACAGGACCTAGAACAAAAAGTAAAGATGAAAAATTTACAATAGAAAAAACTATTAAAAGTTATTACGGTGGAAATTATAAAATGAGACAATTAGCAGAAAAGCAAGCAAAACAGTCTTTTAAAACTTGGCAAATGCTAAATCAAAACTTGTATAAAGCTAGTAATATATTTGAAAAAAATCCTTTAAAAGCTAATACATTATTCAAAGAGTCAATCGACAAAGCTTATGAATTGCATCGTAGTAAAATAGGTCAAGCAGATTACAACATTGCGGTTAATAATGCTAAAATGATAAAAAAATTCGCTTCTGGATTTTTAGCGCCACAAGTTGCACCATTATTTAGAAGTTACAGATAATATGAGCAAACCAAAAAAAAAATTCGCTGAAACTACTGTAGGTAAACTTTTGTTTGGCGCTGCTTCTATTGCAAATCCAACTCTTGGAAATGTACTTAAAGGAGTAACGTCACCTAAAGAAGCTATAGCAGCTATTGGTAAATCAGATGCAAGTTCTGATGATAAAATTAAATTACAACAATTAATATACGAACAACAGAATAAAGAAATGGAAGCTATCACTAATAGGTGGATGGCAGATTCCAAATCAGATTCGTGGCTTTCAAAAAATGTACGCCCTATGGTTTTAATATGGTGTATTGTAGTATTTTCATTTGCAGGTATATTGGATAGTGTTGAAACTATACCTTTTGTTATACATGACAATTGGAATGATACTTTTGAAAAAGTTATGATGGCCGTAATTCTAGCCTATTTCGGTGGAAGGAGTGGAGAAAAGGTTACAAGTATATTTAAAAAATAATTGCGATGCCTAGAATAAAAAACATAGAAATAGATGAGTCTATAACCGGTAGTGATAAATTACTAGGAAGTGACGCTACAGGAGTAACTAGAAATTTTACTATTTCGGCTTTGGCAGATTTTTTTCAAAGTTCGCAATTTGTGCATAATCAAGCATCAGCTTCGGCTACATGGACGATAGCACATAACTTAAACAAATTCCCAAGTGTTGTTATAAAATTTTCAACAGGGGAATATACTAATGTCGGAGCACTCGGCGGAGTAACATATACCGACGCAAACAACATAACAATAAATCTCGCAGCTGCTGAAAGCGGCGTCGCATACTTAAACTAAAAACAATGGCAATACCAATTTTAAATCACTTAGACTTAAGAAGTGTATCGGAGCTGCAGAATGCATTACTCCATAAAACAACAACAGGCTCTGCAACAAATGCAGAGGGTGCCCTTATATATGATACTAGTTCAAATACTCTTAAATTTTATAATGGGAGTAACTGGCTAGAATTAGGAACATCTTCCGGCACAATGAGTAGCTTTACGTTAACAGGCGACTCTGGTTCAAATCAAACAATAGAAGATGGCAATACATTAGATGTTGCTGGTGGTGACGGTATATCAACAGTTGTTGGTAATACTGATACAGTAACAGTAAATCTAGATTCAGCTTTAACAACAGTAGCTAGTATTTTTAAATCAGATCTAGCAATTGGATATGGCTCATCACATGCTAATATAGATTTTAGTACAGACAATGCAATTATATTTGATATTGATGGTACTCAACAAATAAAATTACAAGATGGAGCATTAGTACCAATAACAGATAATGATATAGATCTTGGTACATCTTCACTAGAATTTAAAAACGCATATTTTGATGGAACAGTAACGTCAGATGCTTTTGCTGGTCCTTTAACTGGTGATGTAACTGGTGATGTAACTGGTAATGCTGATACAGCTACAAAGTTAGCTACAGCAAGAGCGTTTACAACTACTGGTGATGTTGTAATAGCCTCTACAAACTTTGATGGTTCAGCAGCCTTTAGTGCAGACGCTACTATTCAAGCAAATGCCGTAGAAGGTTCGATGCTTAACAACAATGTTATTTCTGGTCAAACAGCTTTAGCAAGTGGTTTAGCTTCAACTGATGAACTATTTGTTAGTGATGCTGGCACATTAAAAAGAATGGATGTTAGTGTAATTGAAGCTTACATGCAGTCAAATTTAACATTTACAACAAACACTGACGTAGATGTTTCAGTAGCTAACTTAAAAACTAGGTTAGCTGGCGGTTTTGGTTCTAATGCAGTAACAATTGGTGATAGTGATGATACAGTAACAATTGGTAATGACTTAGTTGTTACAGGTGATTTAACTGTTTCAGGTGATACAATTACAGCCAATGTTGGAACATTAGATGTAGAAGATAAAAATATAACATTAAATAAATCAGCAGGTAATTCTAGTTCAACAGCAGATGGAGCAGGTATTACTATTCAAGATGCGGTAGATGGTTCTACCGATGCTACGTTGTTGTGGAATGCTGCTGGTGATAAATTTGTATTTTCACATTTAATAGATGCACCAGGAACATCTATATTTGTTAATCTTGATATATCAGGTGATGTTGATGTTGATGGAACGCTTGAAACTGATGCTTTAACAATAGACGGAACTGCTTCCTTAGCATTTACATCTGCATTAAACACTAAACTTTCTGGTATAGCTACTAGTGCAACTGCTAACTCAGCGGCTTCAGCTGCTGAAGTACAAACAGGTACTGAAAGTGCTAAATTTGTAACTCCAGACACTCTAGCTGCTAAATCTGTACATGCTACAATTGATGTATCTGATTCAGATTTTACATCTAACTTATATGCTGAGATTACACACTCATTAGGTACTGAAGATGTAATTGTTCAATGTTTTGATTCTAGCACAAAAGAAACAATTTTTGCTGATGTTGCTAGAACAGATAAATCAAACAGTGCATCAACGAGTAAAGTTAAAATAAGTTTTTCAGCCGCTCCTTCAAATGATATAGAAGTTGTAATTACTTCAATCAAAGGATCAACCGCTGGAAGTGTAGCTTATTCATAATAACAATTAAAATACGGCGGTGCGAAAGCACCGTCAGTATTTATTTAAATATATTTATATGGGCAACCTTAATCATCCTAGCATAAAATTTTTTCAAAGAATTAAAACTCATGGCCATGAAGACACAATTAGAAGTGTTAGCGCAACGGGTGGTAATAAACTTTTGATTGATCTTGATGCAGGTGTTAATACTTATCATTGTTTAGTTCCTAATGCAGCTAATGTTCAAATTGAATTTGATTATTCTTTGCCCGGTTATCCTAGTGGTGGTCATGATCCACTTGAACTTAGAAGTAAAGGCCAAAGTGGTACTATAATTTTAGAAAATCCTGCTGATGCCAGTAGCTTAAGTTTTCATAGTACAACGCCTATTGTAGGTTCTATAATGACACCAGGTGGCGGAAACCCTTCTTTCAGCACGGGTAACGGAGCTATTCATGTAATAACTTTTACTATATTTATTAGAAATGTAGATAGTAACCCTCATGCTTTAATAAACTATGTAGGTGGATTTTCTTAAAAATTAGTAGAATGAAAAACTTTCTTGCATTTAAAATAGACCTTTGGGGTACAAGCACGACAAGAAGCACAACTACTACGAAGAGTACAAGTAAGACTACAACAGTTAGTACTAATAGAAATACAACTAAACAAACAACAACAGAATACGTTTCAGGTACTATTACGTTATTTAATACATCAACAACTACACAAACTACTAGAAGCACACAAGAACAAAGGCTTACTGTTATTAGCACTAGTAAATCCACTTCAACTGCTTTTAATACAAGTACTATAACTAATAAAAATACTAACACTACTGTTTCAACTACGAGAAGCACTACAACAACATTTTCTACAAGTAAAAATACTACAGAAACCAGAAACACTACAGAAAGCAGGTCAACAACTACTACGTTTGCAACTACTAGATCAACAACAACTAGTTTTGGAACAACAGTGCCAACAAGCATATCTACAAATACAACAGTTTCAACAACAAGAGATACTACTACAACTTTTTCTACTTCTAAGTCAACTACAACTACATTTAATACAAGTACAACTACTTCAACAAGTAGGACTACTACTATATCAACGTCTAAAAATACCACAACTACTTTTAGTACTAATAAAAATACAACAGAGTCTAGAAGCACTACGACTACATACACTACAAGCACAGTGTTTAATACTAGTAGATCAACAACAACAGCTTATACTACTACATTCGCAACATCTAGGAATACAACAGAAAGTAGAAGTACAACTACAGTATATACAACAAGTACCGTATTTAATACTACTCGAAGCACTACTACTTCATTTACAACTACGTTTGCAACTAGTAGAAATACAACAGAACAAAGATCTACAACAACTACTTATACTACAACAACTACTTATAATACAAGTAGATCTACAACTACAACATTTAATACGAGTAAAAGCACTACAACTGCCTATACAACAACTTTTGCAACATCAAGAAGTACAACAACAACGTTTTCAACATCAAAAAGTACCACAACAACTTTTGCTACTAGTAGATCGACTACAGAATCAAGAAGTACAACTACTGTATACACTACAACAACTACTTATAACACGTCTAGGTCTACGACTACAACATTTAATACTTCTAAATCAACAACAACAACATTTAACACAAGCACTACAACTACAACAACTTTTCAAACAAGTATAGTTACTTCTAGAACTACAACGTTTGGAACAAGTAGGAATACAACTACATCGTTTAATACTGTAACAGCTTATAATACAACTACCGCGTATAATACATCTAAAAGCACGGGTGAAAGTAGAGCAACTGGAACAAGCAGAAATACTACTACAAGTTTTAATACAACAACAGCGTATAATACGACTACTACATATAATACTAGTAGAGCTACAGGTACATCAAAAAGTACAACTACAGCTTATGCAACAACAACTGTATTTAACACAAGTAAAAATACAACAACTACATATGCTACAGCAGCATCATTAACGGCATTTACTTCAACTGGTAATAGTAGTTCTGGTTTTGTATGTTTTGAATTTTTAGGTCAAACTTATTATGGAACAAATGTATCAAGTGGTATACCTCAAACAAGTTCGTATGTTTATGCACAAAACAATACAAGTTTCCCATTATCATCTGGTTTTTATGGAGCTCAAGATACTTCTGGATTTTCACCAACACATAAATATGAAATAGGTACTGGTGGTCTTGTAGTTTCGCTTAGCGCTTGTGGTGGTGGTTTTTCAGATAGATCATTGAAAAAAGATATTAAATTAATAGGTGTATCAGCAAATGGATTAAATATATATTCATTCAAATTTATAGATAAAAAATATGGTGAAGGAACATGGCAGGGTGTTATGGCAGATGAGGTTGAACACATACCTGGTGCTGTTGTAAATTGGAAAGGATTAAAATTTGTTAACTACAACGAAATGGATGAAATTGATGTAGAGTTTAAAAAAATATAATATGAGTACTTATTTTAACGAAAACTTAATAGCAGCACACAACGGAACAAATTTTGTTGTAGAAAAAGTTGAAAAACAAAGTAGCGAAACAGATTGGTATACTATGTCTAGATTTAAATATAAAGCAGACGTATTACATCAAAGATATAATCATGAAATACCTGCTAAAAATTTTGTAGGAGAAGGTGGCGAATGCTGCGGCTGGGATGTAACTGCTGCACAATATACAAATGTAACATGGGGAGACATATTATATTTAGGTTTGTACTTAGGTAACGTACCTGATTATATCTATAAAAATAAATCTGTAGATTCTTTAGATGTAATAGAATCAGATCAAGAAATAATAAATTATGTTACTTGGATAGACAATAATATAAATGTCATACAACATGACGAATGGAGTTACACAACATCAAAACAATATGATATTATAATATGTGATTTATGGGCTATGCCAAGAGATATAACTCAAGATCATAAAACAAGTTTATTAAATAACTATACAAATAATTTAAAATCTGGAGGGAAAATAATAATACCAATATCAGGTGAAACAATAAATTAATCATGCCAAATACTAGTAGAACTACAACAACAACATTCGCTACCAGTGATTTAACTGCTGAAAGTAGAAGTACGACGACGGCATATAATACTACTACTACGTATAATACCAGTAAAAGTACAGCTGAAAGTAGAGCTACCGGTACATCTAGGTCTACATCAACGGCATATAACACTACAACTTCTTATAATACTACAACAACTTATAATACGTCAAGAAGTACGGGTGAGAGTAGAAATACTGGAACATCAAAAAGCACAAGTACAGCTTTTAACACAAGTAGAACAACTACTTATACAAGTTATTTTAATACCACTAGGTCAACAACAACAACTTTTGCGACTACTAGGACTACTACTACTACATTTGCTACAAGCAAAAGCACAACAACAACTTATAACACAAGCAAAAGTACAACTGAAAGTAGAAGCACTACAACAACTTATACCACTACTACAACTTATAACACAAGTAAAAGTACTACAACAGTTTATAACACATCTACAGCTACTACTACAACTTTTAACACCTCTACAGTAACTAGTAAAAGTACCACAACAACTTTTAGTACACAAAGAAGTACTACAACAACTTATAATACATCTACAACTACTACAGAAAGTAGAAGTACTACAACAGTTTATACAACAAGTACGACTTTTAATACTTCAACAACAACTAGTAAAAGTACAACTACAACATTTGCTACATCAAGGAATACTACCGAATCAAGAAGTACAACAACGATATATACAACTAGCACAACGTTTAATACTAGTACTATAACAAGCAAAAGTACTACAACTACATTTAGTACAAGTAGAAATACAACTGAATCAAGAAGTACAACAACTATATACACAACTAATACTGTATATAATACAAGTACATCTACCAGTACTGTATTTAATACTAGTACTACAACTGTTTTTAATACAACTACTGTTTATAGCACAAGTAGATCAACAACTACTACGTTTAATACCACTAGATCAACCACTACTACGTTTAATACTAGTACAGCTACCGTAACTGTATTTAATACTTCTACAGCAACTAGTAAATCAACTACTACGACATTTAATACCAGCACCACAACAACCACTGCATATACAACTAGTACAGTATATACTACGTTAACAACATTTAATACCAGCACTAGTACAACAACAACGTTTAATACTAGTACTGCAACCAATACTGTTTATACAACAACTTTTTCAACTAGCAGAAATACTACAACAACATTTAATACTAGCACTGTAACTATTTATACAACTACAACTACGTTTTCAACTACTACAACATTTGCAACTAGTAGAAATACAGCAGCAGGAGAAGAAGAAGGAATTCCAATATCTACTACTGTAGTAACAAATACAACGATTAATACAGTATACAATACAAGTACTACAACAACTTTTAATACTAGTACTACAACAGTTACAGTTTTTTCAACAACTACTAATTTTTGGGATGGTGGTGATTTTGGCCAACTGGGAGGTCATTCATTTGGCGACGGTAGATAATTATATTAGTATTACATAAAAGCATGTAATAAATATAATATGCAAATTTAAATTTAATTTTATGGAAATGTTTAATAAAAAGGAGCTAGATAAACGCATAGGTCCTTTAAAAAAATCAAAAGGATTATATGACCTAGAAGCAGTTGAGGGTTATGTAATTAGAAAATGCGGCGAAAATGGACTTGAGCATAGTTATGATGTTTTAGCTGAAGAAATGCCGTATTTTAAAACAATGGCATACACAGAATATGCGGGGTGTTTTTATTTACAACCTTTAAATTTTAAAATAAGAAATGAGCAAATGATTGATGCCGCGGCACCTAGCAATTGTGAAATTGTTGATTATTCTTCATGGCTTATAAATAGAATTGTAGATAATAATGCGAATAAATATCAGGATAGAAAAGAAGAATACGATAAATATCCTCCAAAAGATTATATAGTTGTTTTACCTGGGTCTAATAAAGTACGTGAAAACGTATGTTTAAATAGACTAAAATATATATCAAAAAAACACGGTGATAATGTTTATTTTAAACCTCATCCTATCACAACGCACCAAATTATTGGTGAATTAAAAGATTTTTTTGGTGAAGAAAATATATTACCTAGAGATATAGATATGTATTACTATTTACAAAAAGCAAATGGTGTATATACAACACATATAAGTGAAAGCTGTATATACGGTATAGTTGCAGGTAAAAAAACAGAACCTATCGACGTATGGAATAATATACAAAGAGGTTCATTTTATTGTATAAACAATCATTTATTAGCAAATCAAAAAAATGCTAAAGAATACATTAATAAAACTTTTTCTAATTATAAATCAGGTATTATTAATCCCGCAATAGATAAAAATTGGAAAGAAAAAGTTGATAAGTACATAGATTATATATGTAAAAAAAGAGAAACTTATAAAGATTGGTTTCTTGCAGATAAAAAATAATTTAATTTAATATTATGGCAAAAAAAATTACCAAAAACGAATTAGAGCAAATACAAGATTTTGCTAAAAAAATAAATAGTGCAACTTCCAGAATAGGACAGCTTGAAATGGAAAAGCACGCAGTAATGCACGCTTTACACGATGTTCAAAGTGATTTTTCTGTATTTCAAAATGAATTAAAAGAAAAATACGGCGATGTAAAAATAAATATGCAAACTGGAAAATTTGAACCAAAGTTAGAAGTGTAATGGAATCTTTAGTAAGAAAAATTAGTATAGGTAGAGACTATAAAAATGACGCTATGCACTATTCAGTAGGTCAAGATGTATATGGTGGTCACACCATAGACTCAATAGTTGAAGAAAATGATAAATTTTCTATTTATATTAAAAAAGGTAAAGAAGTTTTACCTTGGAAAGATTTTAATAAAAACATGGCTATAGCTGTTGAATATAACTTAGAGTATTAATGCAAAGTTTATATAACTTTATAGTTAAACCTAAAAAAGACCGCTACGACAATAAAAAATATATTGGTAATTTAGAATTACTTTTAAATACAGAAATTTCAGATTATCGATATATAAGCCGTACCGGAATAGTGACGGCAGTACCTAAGCAAAATAATACAGATATAAAAATTAATGATGAAGTTATTGTTCATCATAATGTTTTTAGAAGATGGTATAATCAAAAGGGCAAAGAAGTAAATACAAAAAGTTTTTATAAAGAAGATAAATATTTTGTATATCCAGATCAGATATTTTTATATAAAAGAAATAATAAATGGCATGCCCCTAAAGAATATTGTTTTGTTAAACCAATTGTATCTAATAATATATTATCAAATGATAAAGAAGTTCCTTATAAAGGAATTATAAAATACATAAGCAAAAACCTTGATGGTATTAAAGTAGAAGATTTAGTTGGATTTAAGCCGGGTAGCGAATATGAATTTGTTGTTGATGGCGAAAGATTATACAGAATATTAAGTAAATTTATAACAATTAAGTATGAACGTCAAGGAAACGAAAAAGAATATAATCCAAGCTGGGCAAAAGGCAGTTGATGAATTAATTAAAGTTGCAAAAGAACCTATTGTAGATTCTGAAGAAGATGTTGCGGCGGATAGATTAAAAAATGCAGCAGCCACAAAAAAGTTAGCTATATTCGACGCTTTTGAAATACTTAATCGTATTGAGCAAGAAAAAGCATTAATAGAAGGCACAACAGTTCAAGAAAAAGAAAATACTTTTAAAGGTTTTGCTGAAAGAAGATCTAAGTAATGTATACTCAATCATTGTATAATATTATAGAGCCTGTAAAAATTAATACTATTAAAAGGCTTAATAAATCAAAAAAATGGAACTATGGCTACAATAAAGAAAATGATATTATCGTTATATCAAAAACTGGTCAAATTGGTGAAATATATGAAATTCAAAATTTACGGATAGCATTACCCCCGGCACCTAAAAACATTAAAAAAGCAAATAATAAATGGGAGGTGCAGGAATATCCAAAAGAATTATCAAAATTAAAAACGATATTTGATTGGAAAGATTTACCAACAGATTTTAAAAATAAGTGGCATGTTTATATTGATAGAGAATTCACCAAACGCGATGAAGGCTATTGGTTTTACAACAAAGGTAATCCTACTTATATCACTGGGGCTCATTATATGTACCTGCAGTGGACCAAGATTGATGTTGGGAAGCCAGAGTTTAGAGAAGCAAACAGATTATTCTTTATATTTTGGGAAGCTTGCAAAGCAGACAACAGATGTTATGGAATGTGCTACCTCAAAAATAGACGGAGTGGCTTTTCATTCATGGCATCATCAGAGACTGTCAACCAAGCTACCATCTCTTCAGACTCTAGGTATGGTATACTTTCAAAATCAGGTGCTGATGCCAAAAAAATGTTTACAGATAAAGTCGTACCCATATCTGTTAACTACCCATTCTTCTTTAAACCAATACAAGATGGAATGGATAGACCAAAAACCGAGCTTGCATACAGGGTACCAGCAAGTAAATTTACTAGACGAAAAATAGTTACAAATGAAAAAACTGAAGAACTGGCTGGGCTTGATACCACAATTGATTGGAAAAATACTGGGGACAATAGTTACGATGGTGAAAAGCTTGCGTTACTTGTACACGATGAGGCCGGTAAATGGGAAAGACCAGAAAACATCTTAAATAACTGGCGTGTAACTAAAACTACATTAAGGTTAGGATCTAGAGTTATAGGCAAATGCATGATGGGTTCAACGAGTAATTCACTTGATAAAGGTGGAGAAAACTTTAAAAAACTATATAATGATTCAGATGTTACAAAAAGAAACCGCAATGGACAGACTCGCTCGGGATTATATAGTTTGTTCATACCTATGGAATGGAACTTCGAGGGATTCATTGATTCTTTTGGATTACCTGTATTCAACACGCCAGAAGAACCGGTTGAAGACAATTATGGGCAGTACATTGACGTCGGAGTTATTGAACACTGGGAAAATGAGGTTGAAGGATTAAAAGGAGATCAAGACGCATTAAATGAATTTTATAGACAATTTCCAAGGACTGAAGAACATGCTTTCAGAGATGAAACTCGCAATAGCATATTTAATCTTGCTAAGATTTACGAACAGATTGACTACAATGAAGAAAGTAGATACAATGCTCTTGTCACTTGTGGCAGCTTTTCGTGGAAAAATGGGGTGCAAGACTCAAAAGTAGAGTTTATACCAAACCCAAACGGCAGATTTAATGTTAGCTGGGTGCCAGAAAAACATTTACAAAATAAAATAATATTTAAAAATGGTATTAAATATCCCGCTAATGATCATATTGGAGCTTTTGGTTGTGATAGTTATGATATATCCGGTACAACAGATGGCAAAGGATCTAAAGGATCTTTACACGGTCTTACAAAGTTTAGTATGGAAGAAGTTCCTGCTAATATGTTTTTTTTAGAATATATAGCTAGACCACAAACAGCTGAAATATTTTTTGAAGATATATTAATGGCTTTACATTTTTATGGTATGCCTTTACTTGCAGAAAATAATAAACCAAGATTATTATATTATTTAAAAAGAAGAGGGTACAGAGGATATTCAATGAATAGACCTGATAAACTTTGGAATAAATTGTCTACAGCAGAAAAAGAAATAGGCGGCATACCTAATTCAAGTGAAGATATAAGGCAAGCTCATGCTGCGGCAATTGAAAGTTATATAAATACTTACGTTGGTCAAACACATGATGACACATACGGTAATATGTATTTTAATAAAACTTTAAATGATTGGGCAAAGTTTGATATAAATAAAAGAACTAAATTTGATGCTGCAATAAGTTCTGGATTAGCAATAATGGCGTGTAATAAAAATAGATATGCTCCAAATGCACAAAAGCAATTAAAAAAAGAAGTAAATTTTAGCTTTGCTAAATACAATAATAAAGGAAACATTTCAAAAATAATACAATAAATGAAATACGATGTTAAAGGTATTTTTCCAAGTCAAGCATTAAGCGATATTGAGAAGGCGGATCCTAGTTATGGCTTACAAGTTGGTAAAGCTATAGAATCGGAATGGTTTAAAAAAGATGCTGGAAATACACGTTATTTTTCAAACAGAGATAACTTTCATAGATTAAAACTATACGCAAGAGGAGAACAAACTATTCAAAAATATAAAGATGAGTTATCAATTAACGGTGATTTGTCATATCTTAACTTAGATTGGAAGCCAGTACCTATTATACCTAAGTTTGTTGATATAGTAGTTAACGGTATTGGAGAAAGATTATATGATATTAAATGCTATTCTGTTGATCCTGCTAGCACTGAAGAAAGAACTGGATATGTAAAAGATATGATGCTAGAAATGCAAAATCAACAAATTCTTAATGCTGTTGAACAGCAATTAGGTATAAAAGCTTTTAAAAATGATAAAGAAAAGTTACCAGCTAATAATAAAGAATTAGAATTGCATATGCAGCTTGATTATAAACAATCTATAGAAATTGCAGAAGAACAAGCTATAAATAACATATTAGATTTAAATAAATATCATTTATTAAAGAAAAGATTAGATTATGATATAGTTGTATTAGGCATAGCTTGTGTAAAAAATACTTTCAATACTTCAGAAGGAATAAAATTAGAATATGTTGATCCTTC